ATGCAACTCGGAGCAAGTGTCAGGAGAGAAGTTATCGAAGATCTACTCGACATCCAGATCTTCTCAAGAATGAATAACATCCTTAAGGATCGTATGAAAGATGCGAGAGAGACCCTTAAGGACTGTGACCATGAGTTAGCAATGGCAGAGAGTAATGTATCTTCTCAAAAGAAAACTATTTCTAACATGGAGAAGATGAGTGGTGCTCATAAGGATAAGATGGAGAAGAGGATAGGTGAGATTAACAATCGAATGGAAGAGAATCATGATGAAGTAGATGAATTTACTAAGAAGATCTCTCGAATGCAAGACATACAGAAAGAGTATGATGAGATGAGGGACATGAGAGTTAAGATCCAGAGTAATTTGGATAAGGCAGAGAGAGATTTAAAGTTTTATTGGGAAAATGATGAGTGTCCTACCTGTAATCAGGTGGTAGCAGACAAAACTGCCATGATAGAGGGGGCACAGGGCAGACAGAAGAGGTTTATAGAAGGTCTTAACATCATTACTGACTCACTTAACAGGGGTAACAAGCAGATTAAGGAGTTAAAGGAGTATGCAGACAAGATTAATGCTAATAATCATGAGTTTAAGGCACTTCAGAATGAAATGAATCAGTTACTGAAGGATGTGAATGCAGAGACACCTAATATAGATGCTGAGAAAGAAATATTAGAGCAGTATGAAAGGAAATATTCGGCCACTATGCACGACTGTGCTGAGGTTCATAAGGATCATGACAATTTGAAGGTGGTTGGTACCTTATTGAGGGATTCTGGGATAAAGAGTAAGATAATTGGCAAGTTTGTACCAATTATTAACAAATCTATAAATAAATACTTACAAAAGATGGACACCTTCTTTAACTTCACCCTTGACGATGAGTTTAATGAAGTGATAAAGTCCAGATATCGAGATGACTTCTCCTATGCATCCTTCTCAGAGGGTGAGAAGCAGAAGATTGACCTATCGTTGCTCTTTACATGGAGAGACATCGCTAAGCTTAAGAATTCTGCTGCTACCAACCTCCTCATACTAGATGAGGTGTTTGATTCCTCTCTGGATGACCAAGCAACTGACGAATTACTCAAGATTCTGAGGGGATTGGGGGATAATGTTAATTTATTTGTCATTTCCCACAAAGGGGAGCTACTTCTTGATAAATTTGAGAAAACCCTCCGATTCAGCAAGGCAAATGATTTTTCCAAACTGGCAGCATCATAGTAAGAAGGAGGCAAAGCGTCATCTTAAACCGCAAGCACTCCGACAAGCACGTAAAAGGACTAGACAGTTGAAAAAGTGTCTACTTAACCCTCCCAAGCGGAGGGTTTCCTATTATAATGTGTATATACAAAGGAAATCACATGCAAAATCAGGAAGTTAAAGGAAATCTAGCAAAACTACTCGCAACAGAGAACCTAATCGTTGAGCACAGGGTAGTAGAGACAGCATCATTCGATGTGGATCGCAGAGTCTTGGTACTTCCTATCTGGAATGTGTCTAACACTGTGTATAACATGCTCGTAGGTCACGAGGTGGGTCACGCACTATTCACACCCAACGAAGACTGGAAAAATCTACCAGTGCCTAAGTCTTACATCAATATTACAGAGGATGCAAGGATTGAGAAACTAATGAAGAGAAAGTTTCCTGGTCTTGCTAAGGATTTCTTCAAAGGATATGGACAACTCAACGATCAGGACTTCTTTGACCTAGATGGAATGGATGTTGCGAAACTAAACCTTATTGACAGAGTTAACCTACACTATAAGGTAGGATCATATGCAATCATCCCATTTACTGACGCTGAGAGACCCCTTAGAGACGCTGTAGGAGAGACAGAAACATTTGAAGAGGCAATCACTGCTGCTGAAGCAATTTATGCATACGAAAAAGCAAAGAAAGAAGAGGAAAAAGTCTCTGCTATCAAGGGAGATAAGGACACAGATGACATTAATATAGACTACTCACCTGATGGAGATAGTCAAGGTAATGCAGGTGGTGAAGAGGATGGTGAAGGAGAAGGTAAGACTCCAAAGTCTGAGTCATTTGATGAGGGTGAAGGTGATGATGAGGATGGTGAAGGAGAATATGAGAGATCAGGTGGTCAGGAAGCAGGTGATCTAGAGTCTCTTACTGACAAGGCACTAGCAGAGAATCTAGCAGAGCAAACAAGTAAGGAAGAGTCAGACCGTCCTAAGTATCTTGAGATAGAGAATGTTAATCTAGGACATCACCTAGTAGATGCATCTAAAATCAATGAGGAGTGTCAAAGTTACTGGAATAGTGACAGGTTTACTGATTCAGATTCAGATTACTTCCGTCCACTAGATTTCACTGACGTTGATGCTGAGTATCGTAAGTTTAAGAGAGAGTGCTCTCGTGAAGTAAACTATCTCTGCAAAGAGTTTGAGATGAAGAAGGCAGCAACTTCTTACCAGAGGGCATCTGTAGCAAAGACTGGTGTGATTGACACTAATAAACTTCACCAGTATCTTTATAATGATGACATCTTTAAGAAGATTACTTCTATCCCTGATGGTAAGAATCATGGAATGATTTTCCTACTAGACTGGTCTGGATCAATGGCAGATATTATCCATGACACATACAAGCAACTGCTATCATTGTGTCTCTTCTGTCGTAAGTCAAACATTCCTTTCGATGTGTATGCATTCGTGCAAGATGGACACTTCTTCCCTCTAAATCATGATGAGGAGAAGTGGAAAGGACGTAAGGATACCTTCCACATCCCATCACATTTCTTTCTACTTAACTTCTTGAATAATAAGTTAAACAATGCAACCTTTGACAGATATGCACGTGACTTATGGAGAGTTACATACATGTATTGTGCAAGGTATGGTGAGATGAGGAAGAATTGGAATTGGCAGAATCCTTGCACTGTCCCCGATGCTATCCCACCACATTTACAGTTGGGTGGTACTCCTTTGAATGAAGCAGTAGCATGTCTTCAAACTCTTATCCCTCAATTCCAAGCGAAGACTAAGGCAGAGAAAGTACACGTTGCTATCCTAACTGATGGTGATGCACAATACTCTGCACAGTGGGTAGAGACTGAGTGGAATGGTAAGAAATCAATCCATAGATCTTCTATCAGACACAATACTTTTATCAGAGATAGAAAGACTGGTAGGACTTATGCACCCAACATGTATAATCATGGTAGTGGTATGACTAAGCAACTACTACAATACCTTAAAGGTAAATTCCCACAGTGTAACTTCCTAGGTTTCAGACTATGTGTTGCTAGAGATTTCTACAGGTATCTTGGTAACGAAGTTGAGTATGAAAAGCAAGCATCTTACAAGAATCAGTGGACTAAAAACAAGTCATGTGGTGCACCTATCATGGGTTATCAAGAGATCTACTTCATTAATTCTAAGACTATGAATGCAGACACTGATTTTGATCCTAAGTCTGACTCTAAGGCAGATATCAAGAGAGCATTCACTAAATCTCTTAAGGGTAAGTCAAACAATAAGAAGATCTTATCATCATTCATCTCTCAGATAGCATGATACTATACAAGAAAGATCATTATCCCACGTGGGTTTCGTGGGATGATGTTATAAAGAAGCTAGATAGTGAGTTCACTGAAGGGAGTCACTATCTACAAGTTTCTGGAGGACCATCAGACTTTCATCCGAGAGTTGGGGTTGTATGTCACAACAATTATTTTCCTAATAGTATTGGTCATCTAGTGACCTTAGTACAACCTGATCTGGAATCTAAATACGATTACTGTGACGTTGACATGTACGTTTCATTTTGTAAAGATGCATGTAATCACGGTAGACACTGTGATGATAAGGATGTTTTAATTGTACAAGCAATAGGTCGAATGGAGTATGGATTTGACGATGGGAAATTATATGTGTTGGATCCTGGCGATAGTATTTTTATACCAAAGGGAGTCTATCATAACCCTACTGTCCACAGTCCGAGAGCAACACTTAGTTTTGGTTTACTATGAATATATTTGCAGTCGATGAAGATCCTGCACTAGCAGCATTCGCTTTACCTGATAAGCATATCGTTAAGATGCCACTAGAGACTACTCAGATGATTGCATTAGTATTCAGTAAGTGGTATTGGAATGTAGGACCAGTATTAAAATTAGATGGCACTCCATACAAGACAGAGAAGGGTGCCTTTAGGAATCACCCATGCACCAAGTGGGCAGCAGAGAATGCTGATAATCTACAGTGGTTATTTCAACATGGGATATCCTTATGTCAGGAGTATACTGATAGATTTGGTAAGAAACATGCGTGTGAGAGTAGTATTAGACTAGCAGCACTCACACAAATGGAGAATGGATGTCCAGAGAAACACACTCCATTCGTTAGGGCAATGCCTGATGAGTTAAAGTATCGTAATGACATTGATACCATTACTGCATACAGGATGTACCTAAGCACTAAAGAGTGGGCATTGGACAACTACCGTGTGCCAGATAAGAAACCGTCATGGCTACCTACACAACCCCTTGTTTTAGGGTTATAATAATAATATAAACAAATAAAGATCAAATGCCTGTTAAACTACAAGTTACCCCCGACCAGATCAGAGATTATCTAGTAGGAAAATTCGGAGTAAACGTTACAACTCCTGATTTACAAGATGCATGTGACCACTTCGGTCTTGCATACCAAACCGTATCAAAATATATCGGTCAATATAAAGTTAAGCGTGGAGTCTGGGACTTGACAGTAGCAGAGACCAAACAGAAACTAGAGCAAGTGTATTCTCAAGCAAAGACACAGATTGTAGATTCATTTGACCCTGCCTACCTAGAAGGTAAGGATTTGGTACCAGCGAGAGATGATCACTTCGTATCATTTGGTGCCTTCAACGATCTTAAGAAAGTTATCGCATCTAAAATCTTCTACCCAACATTCATTACTGGTCTATCTGGTAACGGAAAGACATTTGGTGTAGAGCAAGCTTGTGCTCAAGCAAAGAGGGATCTTATCCGAGTAAACATTACTATTGAAACTGATGAAGATGATCTTATTGGCGGTTTCCGTCTTGTTGATGGCTCAACTGTTTGGCATAACGGTCCCGTCATCGAAGCACTCCAACGTGGAGCAGTTCTCCTACTCGACGAGCTTGACCTCGCCAGTAATAAGATCCTCTGCCTACAATCAATCTTGGAAGGCAAGGGTGTATTCCTCAAGAAGCTTGGGAAGTATGTAAAACCTGCTGAAGGATTCACAGTTATCGCTACTGCTAACACTAAGGGTAAAGGATCAGAGGACGGACGATTCATTGGTACTAATGTATTGAATGAAGCATTCCTAGAGAGATTCCCCATCACATTTGAGCAAGAGTATCCTTCTGCTAAGACAGAGATCAGAATGCTTAACAACTACTGTAAGGAATTGGATTGCTGTGATGATAAATACATTGCCAATCTCACTACATGGGCAGAGATCATCCGTAAAACTTTCAACGATGGTGGCACTGATGAGGTTATCTCAACACGTAGACTTGTGCACATCATCAGAGCATATGCTATATTCTCTGATAGGGTTAAAGCGATCAAGGTATGCTTGAATCGTTTCGATGATGAAACAAAACAGTCATTCTTGGAATTGTATGATAAGATTGACAATGAGGTTGACATTGAATCACTTGACACAGTACTAGCAAACTGATATGATGAAGTATAAGGAAAATGAAACGATCAAGGTCGTGGAGGATTATATCCAACAGACCTATCGATCACATTACAGTAACGAAGAGAAGGGGGTCCAAACATTGGATCTCCTTGAAGCGATAGGGACAGCAGAGCACTTCTGCCAATCCAATATTATTAAGTATGCTTCACGTTACAGGAAGAAAGGTAAGCATAAGGATGATGTGCTAAAAATCATTCACTATGCTATACTATTATATTATTTCTCAGGCACCTCTTATCCTGACGATAAACCAGAAAACGTCCCTACACCAGCAGAATTTATAGATTATGACTAACTCAGGTATCCAACAAGGACAACCAGTCGATTTCAAGACCAACATCCAACTAAGTAAAAAGACCATTGATTTACTGAGAAATTTCAGTACCATTAATAAGTCTATCCTTATTGAGCCTGGTAAGTTTATTCAAACTATGTCAGTCAATAAGAATATCATTGCACAGGCACAGATCATTGAGCATATCCCTGAGCAAATGGCGATCTATGATCTACCATTGTTTCTAGGTGCACTGTCACTCTTCAAGAAGCCATGGTTATTCTTCCCTGATAAGAAGAAGGTCATCATTTATGATGAGGAGACTAAGGGTAAGACAACATTCTACTACAGTGATCCTGAGATCATTGTAACTGCACCAGAGTTTAACCCTAATCTTCCTGCTGTGGAGTTAATGTTTGATCTACCACAGACTGACATCACTCAGTTGATGCAAGCTGCTAAGGTATATGGTGTAGAGGATCTATGTATCAATGGATTTGAAGGTGAGTATAGTGTCTGTGTAAGGGACAAGAAGAATACTACTTCTAATGTATTCTCATTACCTCTTAAAAAGGTTATCTTTAACCAAGGTAAGGATGAAGATCATCCTGATGAGCCTTATAAGTTGACACTAGATCGTCAGTCATTCTGTTTCTGCTTTAAGGTAGAGAATCTTAAGTTGATGGATGCAACATACCATGTGACAATTAGCAATAAGAATATTGCTAACTTCAATTCATTGTCACACAGCAACATGAATTACTTTATAGCATTGGAGCCAAACTAAATGTTTCTATGGGTAGAGAAGTATCGACCTAAGACTATTGATGAATGTATTCTACCCGATGATACTAAACAAGTATTCAAAGGATTTTTAGAGCAAGAGGAGATTCCAAACCTCTTGCTCTCTGGGTCTGCGGGTGTAGGAAAAACTACAATTGCTAAGGCATTATGCGAAGAATTAGGAGCAGATAGTTATGTCATTAATGGGTCTGATGAGGGTCGATTCTTGGACACTGTACGCAATCAGGCAAAGAC